TTGAAATAGAGCACATTGTTCCGGCTTCTGTTTTGGCAAAAGGGATGACGTGTTGGAAAAAAGGCGGTCGTAAAGCCTGAAGGAAAGATGCTGCATACAACAAGATGGCAGGCAATCTTTATAACCTCTGGCCAGCGGTGGGCGAAGTGAATGCCGATCGTAACAATTATCCCTATGGTAATGTCTCAAAGCCTTTTGTAACGTATGGCCAATGCCACATGAAAATCAGTTTTAAGCAAGATTTAGCTGAACCGCCTGAACAGGTAAAAGGACTGGTTGCACGGACTTATCTTTATATGGCAGAGAAGTATCATGTTAAATTAAGTCCTCAACAGCGCTCATTATATCACCAATGGAACAGACAATACCCTGCATCCCCTTGGGAAAAACAGCGTGCTGCAAAGATAAAATCCTATATGGGAAATAATCCTTATTACTAAGCAGAAACAACGCCTAATCATTTGTATTGAATAGAGAGCTTATCAATATTTCTATAAAATCTACGTTGATAGGTTGCAAAGAAGGCATGGATGCTTGGTAAAATATCTTTAATAGGCAACAACTACGTGTAGTGACAGGCTAATGAATAGTTTTAGGAGACGACAGGTGAAGGCTTATGATTTGGCAGCGGAGGTAAGAGAGAAAGTACATGGTCATCGTGGATTTCCTATTGACCCTGCCCAAATCGCGGGAAAACTTGGAATAAACGTCGTAAAGATTGAGTTACCTGATGGCGTATCCGGTGCCCTGTTAAAAGATAAAAATGAAGAGCCTATCATTCTATTAAATCGTGATGATGTATTCCAAAGACAAAGGTTTACTTGTGCACATGAGATCGGTCACTATATTGACCGCATTGAGTCAACAGATGAATCTGTTGATGATAAGGAATATGAATACATTGATTTTCGTGATGGGTCATCCTCTACCGGTGATCAAGAAAAAGAAATTTTTGCTAATAAATTTGCCGCTGAATTACTGATGCCAAAAAAGGAAGTTCATCGCCTAGCAGAAAGCGGTGATAGCCACTTTGAAATGATGTGGCATTTTGATGTTTCAGCTTCGGCCATCAAGAATAGACTTAAGGTACTAGGCTTATTGAAGTGACAGAAAAGAACAGCGACGCTATGAAGGATATAAAAAAGATATCTCTTGAAATGTAGTAAACCCTTATCACACTCTGGGACTAAACAACTATCTTATCAAAGCTCAGGTGTTATTGCGAAACTCGTGTATACGTTCTATTGTGGTTGCCCAATCAACTGGACAGCTAAATCGTTGATCACTTCAACCCTGGACTTGTCTTTTGCAAAAAACAGCGCCGCACCGTCGCAGAACGGCTCAACGTAGCAGGTGTGCTCAGGGAATAAAGGTAAAATGTGCTTAGCCAGCTTGCGTTTACCGCTGAGCCAAGGGGAATAAGGTTTTTTTGACATTAAAAACCCTTAAAGATTATATTAATAGATCAGCTTACTAAAAATGGAGTGCAATAGTGCACGTTGCAGAAAAATACAATAAAAAAACAAACACAGAAACGGGTATTACTAGATATAAAATAACCATCGAATACCCTTGCGGATATAAAGAAAATGTATGGATTTCAAACATTTCTGTTATCAAAGAATGCGACCCGAAAATTGAGTTTTTTATGGAGAACAGCAAAGGTGAATCCGGGTGGTTTGAGGAATGGATTGACGATGAAGTTTTGCCGAAAATCTCTATTACTGACATTTATAAAAATATCTCCGTACACCATATGACTGAATTTTTAGCGTTAGTGAACTGGAGCAAGCTCACCCCTGAAACTACACATATACCGCTTGACAGGGTTCTGGATTGTGTCGAAGATATAGCTAATGATTCATTGCTTTTTTGATGACAAAGAAACACTCATCACCAACCCACCATTACTTAACGTATGCTCTACCCGTTGAATAGACCATTCACCATCGGGTGCCTCCCCAAAACCAGAAAGGGTTAACTTTCCTTCAGCCATTAAACGGACATCACCCAGTAATGTAATAGTGCCGGAGGCCTCTCCGCGCTTTAAGGTTTTTAGCTTCGCTTTGGCTGCCACGATCGCAGCCTCTGCATCGGGATAATGGTCACGCAAGGTGAATACGGGTTCAACATTCTTTTCGCCTACTTGAATGGGTTCTTTGTCGCCGGTGTTCACATTATGCCAATGGGCGATGACGGCCTGATATTTGTCGCGGTCTGTGTAGGCAAAACGCCATCTTATAAGCTGGTCACGGCTTAACGAAATAGCCGGAATGCTTTTTCCACTGGCCGTCTTGGCTTCCCCTTCTGGTACAAACAACAGTCTGCCTTGTAATGGTTTTGCAATAGCATCATAGTGTTGTCCTAGACGGGTTAAAAAATGCAGATCTGATTCATTGGTTTGGTCTATATGCTCAATCATGGCATCCTTTAATGATTCAGCGACGATGGGCGTTAAACCGTGCCTTGCGGCAATCGTTGACACCATGTCGGACAATGTCACTAACTCCCAGCTTTGGGTTCGCTGTGCTTTTAAGGATCGCCTGAAATCAGCAGCATGAGCACGAATCACTAACTCATCCGGTGGACCTTCAACGCTGATTTCATCCACCGTATATAACCCCATTTGGCGTAATCCTGTTTCTTGATAACCCAAGCGCAATTCAAGTTCTGCGCCGGTACGTGGTAGTCTTACTGTTCGGTCACGGTGATCAAGCTTGATTTCAAGCCTATCGCTCTGAATACCCGATTCATCCGTTACCCGCAGTGATAAAAGACGATCGGTCTTGTCGGTCAGCGGTTAACTGATAATCCGGCGTCATGCCTTAATCCCATAATTGAATCGTGTCTTGATGAGTTTGTTTGGGAACTACCTCTGGCAACTTAATGATTAAGCCAGCCGGTAATAGGGCTGGATACTCACTGAGTAAGGGATTGGCTTCGAGGACGTCAGGGACTACTTCCACACGGCCGTAATACTGCTGACACAGTTTATCTAAACGATCATTGTCTTGAGTGCGGTAAAACATTAATGGTCTTCTCCATATTCTTTTAATTCCAGCCGAAAACGAATCAAACCTGCCACGCCATTGTGTAATAAGTCGTCTTGTTCTTCATGAATGGCCACAATCACATACTTGCCCCAGACATTTCCCAGACCATCGGTGAGTAACTGCGGTTGTCCGGTTTCGGCGGCAGCACGTAGGGCATTGATTTGTGCTAGCCCCCCTTTAAAATGAGGCAGTATTTCGCCTTTTAAGGTGATGGTCTCAGTGTCTTTACCTAAAAATTGTTGTGCGGGCACGCGCCCCACACGTTGTTGGGTTTGCCAGCGATAACGATGTTGTCGTTGCAGTGTTTGGTAAGCGGCTGTCTCAATACTGAACCGATAATCTCCCAATGCTAACAGGATGTCAGACATGGTCTATCATGCCTCCCAACTGATGGATGCGTTGTTGCTCTGCGATGTTATCCATCACACGCTGTGCCAAGGCTTCACTGTCTTCATTCTCTCGTTGGGTAATCGTTCATTCTCTCGTTGGGTAATCGTTAAGGTCAGTTGACTGTTATCATTAATGACTTGTGACTTGGTTGACGTCAACGCCGGTTGGCTAGCGGCTTGGTGGATCTGTTTAGCTAACGTGCCTTCTTCATTTTTATTACTGCCACTAAAAAGGCCCGTCAACCCTTGACCGATGCCACTTCCTAATAAACCGCCCGCAATCGCCCCCCCCAAACCACCTAAAATTGTTCCTATTCCTGGCAGAATAAACGAACCCAGCATGGCACCCAATTTAGCACCGCCTAAGGCACCGCCAATACCGGCTACATTTTCAGTGATGGCTTTGGCTTTATCACCGGCTGATCCCGCTCCCATTAAGGTAGAGCCCACACTTAATGCCCCCAGCGCTGCTCCAGCCAGACCCGCTTTACCACCTAGCTTACCGATGAGCCCCTTGCCTTTACCCGCAAGTCCACCGACTAAACTACCTCCTTTATTGGCTGCCACGGTAGCGTGTGAGATACGAGAAGACAGCCCAACCAGTGCTGCCCCTAAGGCCATGATTTTTGTAATGAGAGTGCCTACAATCAGCACCCCCACGATCAGATCACGCCCACATTTTTAAACCCTCCCACCATGTTAGCGATCACCGTGACCACATTGGCCATCGTACTCCCGATACTCCATAACACTTGACCGATGGCGTACAGCTGTTCAAAGCCTGTCTTTAACATCGAGGCCATTTTTTCTGCGTAGGCTTGTAGCTGACCACTCGTGGCCATTTTATTAATCTTATCCAGAAAGCCACCCAGCTTATTTTTCATCCAGTCAAAGACACCGGCACGCATCACTAGGTTCATAAAACGGGTCCATTGATCCGACACATTAGAAATCATCCCCGACCACGTTTTAGATTGCTTTTGCATGGCGCCAGCAAACTTCTCATTAAAAATACCCGAGAGCACTTGTTGTATCTGTTTACGATCAGATTTGCTGGCCGTCGCCGTCTGTGTCGAGCCGTCTTTACCGGTATATTCATAGGTGATGGTCTCACCTTGTGTGCGAGCCTTAATACCAAACTCTTTTAACCGTTCATTCTCGCCAGTGACGGCATCAGCGATAGCTTCTACGGCTTGATTGATATCTTTACCCATGGCTGAAGCGGTATCGCCAAGCGTTGAGAGCAAACCGTTGGTTGTAGGCACGAAGCTTCACATAAGCATCGGTCACTTTAGCCAGTTCAAAAGGCGTTTTGGCAGCAAAGTCACTGATCCAGTCCATGGACTGTTTGGCTTTCTCGCTGGAGCCTTCCACGGTTTCGAGTACCGTTTGGAAGCGTTCAAACTCAGCGGCGGTATTAACAAAGGTACGATTAAACAGATACCCCATCGCCGTGGTACCCAGTACACCCCGCATGCCCCAGCGTCCGGCAAAGGCGGCGGTTTTACCCGCAGCGTTTTTTAACTGCTGTGATAAAGCCAACCTATGTCGTTGTTTATCTAAGGCTTTCGTTAACTGTTCGGTCTGAGTGACGACGGACCGTTGCGCACTGCCTAAACGAGCCGTTTTAATGCCGGCCTCAGTCAGTTCACGACGTAATCCTTCCAAGGTTATTTTTTGTTTCAAATGGTTTTCTTTTAAGCGCTTCGATTGCGTCGCTGCGCGTTTAAATTGTTGTTGTAATCGTTTGGACGGCAAGCACCGCTGTTTTTTCCTGCATGGCGGTGAGCTTTTTAGCAGCCGTCTGCGTATTGGCCGACAACTGCCTAAAGCGTTCAATGGCTTTATTCTGACCTTGTGCTTGCGTCAGTTGTCGTTGCAATGATTGCATGTGCTGTTCAGTGCCTTGTGTAACGGCCTTCACTTTTTTCATGGGCGTAGACAGACGATCAATGGCAGAGACAACCACATTGAGGGAGAGATTATTCATGTTATAACTGTTCTTTCGATAGGGAATGCGCCTAGGTATCCATAGATGAAGCGTATTTTACTTCTATCAATATAAAAAATATTTGATAAACGAGTTATTTTTTTGATATTGACTTAATGCAGCGTAGGCACAACTCAAAATTTAAAAACTGAGTTATGTCTAGATAGTGTTGTTATTAGCAAGGTAAAGTAACGATATCATTTGTAACCAATCCTACTAACAGGCAATATTACTCACATGCTGGCAAATCCTCATCACTCCATTGCGTAGATAAGGAAGCAGTTCTGTCTCTGCGTTCTTCTTGGAGTAGGGGATTTTCAAGCGTTAATCGAGCAATTTCATCTTGATGATAAACAATTTTTGTACGTATCCTAGAAGTGAGTTTTATTAGCTGTTGCTTTATATCTTCTTTTGTTTGTGGTGCCTGAATCAATGCATAGGCATCCTGCAAATCTTTTTGAAGACACTTTATTTTATCCTGATTCTGCGTAATGCTTTGCTTCAGATCATCAAAATGATTACCCAACAATTTTACCATGGGAATCATTTTCTCTAAGCATCGTTGTTTAGACTCAGGATAAGTATAGTAATGCGCTGCTGCGTTGAGATAGGTGTAGGCTTTTTTATGGTGTCTCGGTTCCCAGCTTTGTCTGTAACAATCAGCAGCCTCTTCAAGCAATAGAGCAGCCAATCCTTCCTGTACTTTTGCCGCATCTTCTTCGTTTTTTTCCCGATTGACAGATGCCTCCTGTAATTTTCCTTCAGCCGCTCTTTTAAACAGTTGTCCTGCAACCGCTGGAAAACCTTTTTTTAAGTAATGGCTCGCTAACTCTTGATTGAGCTTTGGGTTGTGAGTCTCTTTAACCACTGCCCGAGTAACCCTTTTTGTAACCCAAGAGAGGCCTTTTATTCCATTGTTATTAGCCAGACCAGTCTTTACCTTTTCCTGGTAATCACTTAAACACCGTTTGACAGCCCCAAGGTCTTGGCATGCTTGTACAGCATTGTTCAATGCTCGCGCCGCTTCCGCCGCTTGAAATCTTTTGGTGTTAAAATACCTGCATACATTACGACAAGTGTCACTTATTTTTAAACCGCAGGCAAAATAATTGGTCGCTTCATCAACGGCCTTAGCAATATTGCGTTTAATGGTTGTAAATTCTGAAGATGATTCACCGCCGATGCTAACAGAGCTAGTACAAGACCTTTGAAAATCTAAATTACCATCACACGCCACAAACAACTCCCTTTTTAC